TTCGACTTTCTTTTCGGTGTCTTCGGCTGGCTCGACATGCTCGGCCCGCATAGTCTCTTCGGGCTCTTTTTCCATGCCTGCCATCGATTCAACTTGCCCCATCGGAGCCGCGTCAGAACCGGCTTGGCCTGCTGCTTTACCTGCGAGGAAAATCACAATCTGTTCAAGGTCGGTCATGCCCTCAGGCAACCCAAGACCCTTCAACGTTGCCATTAGGCTATCGTCCATTCTCTCAACCCTTTCTTGGTCGTAAGACCTGCGAACAGTAGAATTCGGATCTGCGCCCGTTGCGCAAATCGAAGCGTTATGAGGTTCCCATTGGAGTACGATTTCCGCTGGACCCTCAATCACCTTGCCTTGTCGGGTGGTGTACGTTTGGCCTTCCCTTACGAATTGACGCTCTAGGATCTGTGCATCAATTGAGAAGTCATTTAGGTGGCCTTCGGTGTATCTTGTCGCGACAATCTGGCTGTCCGGATCGCTTGCAAAATCAGGCAAGCCTAGAAGCTCATCGCCCTCGATGACGATATTGCGAATCGAGCCAAAGACGTTGCGTACCGTCTTGTCGTTGTGTGAATCGACGATAGGTAGCTGCTTTTTGTCGTTGCGGAATCGAACGCCATCCATCAACAAAACTTGCTTGATCCATCCGCGATCCTGATCGTAGATGTCAATCGGCGTTTCGGTCGCGATTACCGCTCGGCCATCTTTCACGGTCCCGAATTGGCGAACGATCGAACCGCCCTCGACAGGCTTGGCTTGGTGTCTTGCGTCGAGCTCTTTTCGTCGCTTGATTAGGTCGCTCTTTTTCATGCTGTCACCTCAGCCGGTAGCGTGTCAACCGATCCGTCTTTTGCGTCGTCAATCAAGGCCTGTACGCTTGTTTCGCTCATGCCGACCGACGATAGGAACACCCTGGCCGCCGCTTCGCTAATGGCGCCGCTAGCTAGCTCGTTGAGGGTCTTGTCGATGGCTTTGCGGTTGCGGTTGAATTGGAGCGTCGATAGCCCCATCATTTCGCCGCTGCCGGTCGCTAATTGGGTCTCTGCCGCCCCTTGAGTCTGAGCCGCCGAAATTGCTAGTTGCGTTTGCTCTGGGGTCTGCAAACCAAGCTTGGCGAGCAATCGGTTTTCTTTGGCCCGTTGATAGAACACCGTTCGGAAATTGAGGCCCTGAGCCCCGAGGACTTCGCTGTAGGTCGCCGTAAATGAGTTGATGCCCGCTTCGCTGGTTACTTGCTCAACGCCCGGATCGACCCATTCCCATTTTGGCGTTTGCCATTCAACAGGGGTAAACCGCCTGCGATCGCTCAATAGGTCGCTAGGCCCTGGGAAACCGTCGAGGTTGGTTCGGCTTGCTGCATCGCAAAAGCGATCCCAAACAGGCTGTAGCAAGTGCCTAATAAGGTATTTTTGGATAATGCGAAACCGCCGACGGTCTTCGAGTTGGCTGGTCCGGCTAGAGCTGTAGGAGGTCTGCGAATAGTCCCGTGCCACAACCTCGTAGCTGAGCCCCGTCCCTACCGCGATCCCTCGCAAAATTACCTTGGTCCATTCGCCCGCGCTCGTGTTCGGTCGCGTTGGGTTGATAACCTCGACCGACTCATTCGGGTTCAAATCAAAAATTAAGCCCGGCTCTAGGTATCGCTCCCTGTTGCCGTCCTTGTCGGTCCCGCTGCCAGTTCTTGGGTTGCTCAAGCCACCCATCGGCGTCTCGGTTTTGATTGCCGCCGTAAAGCAGGACGCGATAGCCGAGGCTTGGAGCTCGTTGTCGAGATACGTTCCAAGGTCGCGAATTGACGCCAACGCTGGAGCAAACCACGTAACGCCCCGCGTCTGTCCGACTCGATCCTGCCTAAACAGGTGAATGATTTCCCTGGCCGGGATTTCCTTTGGCGTTCGGCTCACCGCGTAGGGTTGTAGCGGATGGTCGTCATAGATGAGATAGGCAAGGGGCTTGCCCGATTCGTCCACTTTTATCCCGCGAATTACCCGCGTGCCATCGCCGCGATTGATGCCCATCGTGTACGTGTCTCGATCGGTCGCTAGCCGGTCGGCTTCGATGATCTCAAGAGCCATCGGAATCGGTCGAGAGATTCCCCGGTATTCCGTCGAGGGTAGATTGACTACTCTGATCAGAACTTCACCCGCTTCGACCATTTCGCGAAGGGCGATAATCTGGATTTCTTCCAGGGTCAAACGCCCGTTGATGTCGGCAACTTCGGACCACTCGGACCAAGCCTTATCGCGTAGGTCGTTGATGTCCTCAATGTCATCGCCTTCGGGAGTCTCGAACGTCGATTGGGCCTGGATTCCCGCGCCGACAACGGAGGAGACGATTGTGTCTACGACGCCCCAAGCATAGGAATTATCTCGAACCAATCGCCTAGCCTCTGCCCTGAGTCGATCGGCCCCGAATGGCCCCATTAACTCTTGGTCGGCTGGTAGATTCTTGGGGTGTCTGTTGCTCGATACCCGCGATGGCTCGGCCCCTTGGTAGGATCTGGCAAGGGCCTTACGTGCCGCTTGCCGTCGCAATCCCGCGATGGGGCTAACCGCCGAAACTACCGAATCGATAAATCGAGTAATCATCGACGGCCCCCCACGATTCTGCCGAGGGAGATACCGCCCGATCCGCTTTCGCGTTGGACTTGATGCAACAACGCTTTTCGCTGTTCAAACAGTGACGCTAGGTCAAGCTTGGTGACGGTCCGCGACCCAATGGAATACTGAGAGGCTCCCCCGTTTACGAGGGCCTCGATAGCTGCGTCGATTAGTGCTAGAAGGCTTGCCGCTGATGCCATGCTTCAATGTTTGCATGGCTTGCGGTTGCTTGGTAGATGCCTGTACTATTCCATTAGTACACCGGCACAAATTATTTACGCTCTTGGGTCCACGTGTGGCCGCAATAGAAGCATCGGCAATATCGAACCTTGGCCTTCGTGCAATAGACTCGGCTGTAGCTTTTTCCGATCGGTCGGCGCGATTCGCAAAGGGCACAAGGCCTTGCCTCGTCTTCGCGGGGGATGGGGGTTTCGCTAGCTTCCTTCATCGCTTGCATGTGTATTCTTGCCGATGAGTAGTTAGGGCTTTCGTAGCCAAGAGCGTCGGCAGGAATGCCTAGCGATTCGGCCATCTTGCCAATAACACCCTCGCTAAATTCCTGGTGCGTTTGCGTCGGCTCTTGCGGTTGAATTGGCTGGATGTCAATCCGAGGATCTACCCATTCCCGCTTGCCTGTTTGCTGCTTTGGTCTTTTGCTCATATCACCCTCTTCGTTTGGGAATCCATCCACCTTGTCGCTGCCTGAACCGTTGCTGCCCGTGCCTGTAGGCTTGAGGCGCAGGCTTGGCTTGTTTTGGCTCATCGCCGATATGCTTTGGGGCTACTTCGATTTCACTTGGGGCGATTAGCTTGACCCCGCAAGCCTCCGAGCCTGCTGCCGCCATGTAAGTTGCATCGAGCCAGTGATTGTTCGAGTCTCGGACATTCCAATAGGTTTTAGCCCCCTTGCCTTCGGTAAATTTAGTCACTAGCTCTTCGGCTGCGATATGCTGCGCGTACTGGGAATGCCGTTTTTCGTCTTCCAGGCTAAACACCGAAAGCGACCCGCGCCGAAGCATGTTTGATTCGTCGAACGTCGGAGTCATAAATCGCTCATGGATAAACTGCTTCCAATAGCTGGTATCGAGCTCGTAGAGCCACACGTTCGACGATGGAAGCTTTTGCGCGTGAAGGTTGGCCCCTGCAATCGTCACCGAACTAGACTTGGCTTTCCTGTGATACGGGTCTTGCCCCTTCGATGGATGGAAGATCCCGCCGACTTCTCGGCAGAATGAGTACGCCGCATTGGTAAACGCACCTGAGTCCACTAGGCAAAAGTCGATCGCCCGCCGCGTTCCAGTCGTGTCGACGAATTCTTTTTGGAGCAATTCATCCCGAAGCGATAGGAGGGCCTGATAGATCATCGGCTCGCTAGCCTCGTGATCCATGCTTTTATCGGTCCCGTAGACCTGTTGGAATCCGTAGTCCGCCACAATACCCCCTGCACCGTGCCACCATGCCGTCACAACCCAATGGAGCGTGTACTTGCCCAGGTCGATCGCCGCTGTCAGGGCTACGGTATTGGCCGGTAGTTGACGCCGAACTAATCCGCTTATCCTCGACTCGACAAGAGCGGGAGTAATCCCTAAGCCCATTGGCCCGGCTTCCTCCGGTGGGTCGTTGTCGTCTTCGGTAGATACCGCCTTTTGGCCACGGTCGGCCACCCTGTTGAAATAGCTATGAACCGCCGACAATTCCATCGGTTCGCCGTCGCTATGGGTCTTGCGTGAATAGCTAGCCTGATTGCTTACCACCGCCCCGCGTTCAATCTCGGCTTGGTTGTCACGCCAAAACCGGAATGCTTCTCTGGCGTCCGGGTCCTCGGCTTTGCGTCCCTTGCGAAGGTCGATGTATTGCTCGATCAAGTCCATTCGATCCGGCTTGGTAACGAGCTTGCGGTATCGCTTGCCCCTCCAGCTCGGTTTCTGCTTCGGGTCGGTGTACTTAAAGGCAATACACTTGCGATTCTGAATCGTGCAAAGCATTACCCGAGGGATCCGCTCTGAGGACTGCCCTAGCCCGCCGATGTCTTGCTCAATAATTTCTTCGTTCTTGGCTATCATCGTTTCGCTAGCTGCCGCTTCACGGTCTTCGATGTCGTCGAGGATTGCTAGCGTCGGCCGCGCCGACCGGAACTTGGTCCCACGAATCGCCCCGTCGATACCAAGAGAGTAGAACACTTGCCCCTTGCTACATGGTTCAATCTCTTTGGGCCAGTCGGGAATCTGAGCTCGGTTGATCGTAGGGAAGACGAAGAATTCCGGCCCGATAACGATATTGGTCGCTTGCCCTTGGCATGTTTGCATCCGGCCCCGGCTCGACCAACCACCAACGGCTTGAAACGGGATGCCGATTTCTGGGTAGTCCTGGATGAAAAGGTCGTTTTGCTGCAATTGCTCAACTAGGTCACGCACTTCCTTTTTCGCTTTGTCCGCATTCTTGCCAATAACGACCGGAAACGTCGATAGTCCCTTAACCATGAGGAACAACGCAACGCGAATAGCTAAAGTCGTTTTACCTTCGCCTCGAGGCCCTGCGATGCCTTGGTCCCCGCCGTACTTGGCCGCGTCGATAATCGACTCAATCATGGCTAGCCGGTCGCTGGTCCATGCCTCAAAGAACTGGGATCCAAAGTAGGTTGATAGCCAAAGGGAGCAATCAGACTCGGCCTCAAGACGCCTAGACGGGTCTAGGGGGGCAGGAATATGTATGTCGCGAAGCTTGGCCCGCTTGGCCTCTTTCCTAGCCTTGTCCGCTTCCGATTCGGTCATCCCCGGCTGATGAACCAATGATGCCGTTGTCGGATGCAATCCTAGCAAGGTCTCCAACTGAGACACGCTGAGCGAGTTCAAGAAGTTGAAGTTTTCGCTGCTGTTCACCCGCTTTCCTTTTCTCTTCGAGTTCTTCGCGCTTGCAGTCGATGGCATCCGCTGCGAGTAGCACCTTTGCCGCATCGATCGCCAAATCTGGATCGGTCAAGCATTGCATTAGGGCTTGTTTGATCGCCTCTTTGTCGACGTTCCAACCTTCTCGGATCGCCCGTCCAACTAGCTTTATGTCCATCGTTTTTTCGATGTCCAAGCACACTTCCCCCTTTCCCCCAAACAGGCTAGGCAAGCAAGAAATTCACTTGCTTTACTGGGCTAATGATCTG